GACTGCTACCCACAAGAGGGCGGCTTGACCGATGTCGTTTTTAACGTGCATTGGACATGCTCTGGCACAGACGGAACTTACTACGGTTCTGTCTATTCTACTTGCTCAGTAACGCTTGACCCAAGCGCACCCTACACGCCCTACGCACAATTGACGCAGGCTCAAGTGCTTGGCTGGATATGGGCTTCTGGCGTTGACCAGACCGCTACTGAAGCCGCTGTTGAGCAACAAATTGCAAATCAGGTAAACCCTCCAGTAGTTACGCCGCCATTACCATGGAATACAGCCCCGTAAGCCAGCTTCAATATAGCCGTTATTTGCGGTTAATTGAATATGCCAAACTTTACCCGTCTGAAGGTCGGGTAGAGAAGCATCATATTGTCCCGCGCTCTATGGGCGGTAACAACAAAAAAGACAATCTAGTAGCTTTGTCTTTGCGGCTTCATTTTCTTGCTCATTGGTTGCTTTGGAAAGCGTATAAAAACGCAAAAATGGCAAATGCTTTTTGGACTATGGCGTGTTGCAACGGTTCCAAATTAAATTCCAAAACGTACGTTATGGTTCGGAATTTGGCCGCAGATGCTATTTCAAAATCTAGGCTTGGTAAAACAACGTCAGATAAACAAAAGCAAATTGTTTCAAAGTTAATGTCAGACCGCGTTGTTTCGCCAGAAACACGCCAAAAAATCTCTGAGGCAAAACGCGGTAAAAAACAATCTCCAGAACATGCGGCAAAATTAGCTGCGTTGCGCGTAGGAAGAAAATTATCTGACGAAACTAAATTAAAAATGTCCCTTGCTAAAAAAGGTAAGAAGCCAAATAATTGGAAAGGGCGTAATTTAACAGGAAGCTGCCACCTGATCTTGGCAGCAATTTAAAAGGAAACATCATGGGAAACGAAAAAAAGACCCCTGTGACAATCGACGAAGTTGAATACCAATATGAAGACATGAGTCCTGAGCAGCAGACGCTTCTCAACCATGTCGCGGATCTTGATCGCAAACTGGCAAGTGCCAAGTTTAATGTTGATCAACTCCAAGTTGGCAGAGAGGCTTTTTTCAAGATGTTGAAAGAAGCGTTGACGCCTAAACAAGAATTGCTGTAATATGCGACAAAACGTACTGGTGCGAACATCAGGGAATCTCAGGATTCAAAATGGACAATGAAATCTTAGCGGAAGTACCCGCGCCGGAACAGGAAGCAACGGCTGCCCCTGAACCCGAAGTTAATTCGCCGGAAGTATCGACAGAGCAGACTGACCAGCCAGCGGAAAAAACTTATACGCAAGCTGAAATCGACGCAATGATCGGTAAGCGCCTCGCAAGAGAACAGCGCAAATGGGAAAGAGATCAGGCCACAAGAGCAGCGGAGACGCAAACCTTGAGGTCTATGCCAGCGGAAGCACCTAGTGCTGACAGTTTTACAAGCCCTGAAGAATATGCGCAAGTATTAGCACTTCAGAAAGCCCAAGAACTTGTCGCCCAACGTGATGCCGCAAAGCAGCAAGCCGAGATCATGGAGGCTTATGCCGACAGTGAGGAAAAGGTCAGGGATAAATATGACGACTACGATCAGGTAGCCCGTAACCCTAACGTGCCCATCACCGAGGTCATGGCTGAAGCGATTTATGAATCTGACGTTGGCCCCGAAGTAGCTTACTACCTAGGCTCAAACGTCAAAGAAGCGGCGCGAATCTCCCGTTTATCGCCTTTCATGCAGGCAAAAGAGATTGGAAAGATTGAAGCCAGATTGGCCTCTGATCCTCCGGTCAAAAAAACTTCAAACGCGCCAGCGCCGATTAGTCCGGTAACAGCACGTTCAAACGGTTCGCCGAGCCATGACACGACTGACCCACGGTCAATCAAGTCCATGACAACCTCGCAGTGGATCGAAGCTGAACGTGCCCGCCAGATGAAAAAGTACGAAGCGCAACGCAACCGCTAATTTTTTGAAAGGACTAATATGTCTAATAGTATTCTGACGATTGACATGATCACCCGTAAGGCTCTCGAAATCCTCGAGAACAACTTGGTGATCACCCGTAACGTAAACCGCCAGTATGACGACTCTTTCGCTGTTGAAGGCGCAAAGATCGGCTCCACACTGCGTATCCGTTTACCTGACCGTGCTTTGGTTACTGACGGCGCCGCCTTGCAAGTTCAAGACGACAACGAGCAGTTCACCACATTGACTGTTGCTTCACAAAAGCACATCGGTGTTAACTTCACATCTGCTGAATTGACCATGCAATTGGACGACTTTGCAGAGCGTGTGTTAAAGCCTCGTATCAGCCAGTTGGCATCTTCCATTGATGCAGACGTGGCCAATGCGTACAGGTCTATTGGTAACACTGTTGGCACGCCCGGCACTACACCTTCAACTTCTTTGGTCTTGCTCCAAGCCCAGCAGAAGCTGAACGAAAACGCCGCTGTGATGAACCCCCGTTACGCCACCGTCAACCCAGCCGCTAACGCTGGTTTGGTTGAAGGCATGAAGGGTTTGTTCAATCCTACAGACACCATCAGCAAGCAGTTTAAGAACGGCATGATGGGCACTGGTGTTCTCGGCTATGACGAAGTCAACATGTCTCAGTCTATCAAGCAACACATGACTGGCTCACGCGTTGCCACTGGCAACTCTGTGACCACTACTGTGTCGTCTGAAGGCGCTGCAAGCATTGCTTTGACCATCGGCTCTGGCCTGACAGTTAAAGCTGGTGACGTGTTCACTGTTGCTGATTGCTTTGCTGTGAACCCACAGACCCGTGAGTCCACTGGTTCTTTGTTCCAGTTCGTAGCTTTGGCTGATGCAACTGCCTCTGGCACTGCAATCGTTGTGACTGTTGCTCCTATTTACACCGCTGCTAATGCTTTGGCTACCGTGGACAGTTTCCCTGCCTCTGGTAAGGCTGTGATATTTGTGGGCGCTGCAACTAGCCAGTACGCACAGAACTTGGTTTACCACAAAGATGCGATCACGTTCGCCACTGCTGACTTGTTGTTGCCCCAAGGCGTCGACATGGCTGCCCGTGCTGTTCACAATGGTATTTCTTTGCGTGTGGTTCGCCAGTACGACATTAACAACGATCGCATGCCTTGCCGTATCGACGTTTTGTATGGCTTCAGCACAATTCGTCCACAGATGGCTTGCCGCATCTGGGGTTAATTTTTAAGATTGAAAGGAAATTATCATGGCTTTACCTAATGGCGCAGGCGGTTATCAAGTTGGTGCAGGAAACCGTCAAGAAACTATCATGGGCGCAATGGCCGCCCCTCAGACAGCTACGGCTACTGCAACCCTAACGGCAGCGCAAATTGTTAATCAGATGTTGGTGGCTAACCCCTCCACAACTGCTGCAACATACACGCTACCTTTGGGCACAGCAATTGACGCAGCAGTTCCTAATGCTACTGTTGGCAGCACATTTGACTTGTCAATTGTCAACATCGGCACTTCCTCTGGCGCGGTGACTTTGGCTGTTAATACTGGTGTATCTGATGGCGGTAACGCCTTGGTTGCTATCGCTGTAACAACTAGCCAATTGTTCCGCTTCCGTAAGACCGGCGACGGTACTTACGTTGTGTATCGTTTGGGCTAAATAATGGGGGCTTCGGCCCTCATTTTTAAAGGAAACATCATGACCTCTAATACCAAACCAATTGGTGTTGCTTTTGAAGACCAAGACATCATTGGGTCTAACTTTGTGCTGGCTGGTGGCGAGTTGGGCTACACCGCAGAAGCAAGCGGCACAGTGACACAAGCCACAGACAAGTCCACAGGGGTAACTCTGAACAAGTCTGCTGGTCAGATCACACTGAACGGCGCTTCGTTGGCTAACATCACAAACGTTTCGTTCACTTTGACCAACAGCACAATTAGCGCAAAAGACGTTATTATTTTAAGCGTTTCATCTGGTGCTACCGCTGGTGCTTACAACTGCTGGATTTCTAGCAAAACCACAGGAAGTTGCGTAATCACAATTCGCAATCTCTCAGGCGGTGCGCTGGCTGAGGCTTTTGTAATCAACTTTGCTGTACTCCACGTTCTGTAAACTAAAAGGGGGCTAATCACCCCCTTTCTACTATGAACATTACAATGATTCACCCTGTCCATGGCGCTAAAGTGGCAACCATGGATTTAGAAGCTGAAGAAGATGAAAAAAATGGCTGGACGCGCTACAATCCAGACACGCCTGTTCAGGCGGCTCCCGTGAATACGTTGGAGATCAAGCGCCGCCGTAAACCGGCAGAGGAAGCAACCGAAGGAGTCTGAACATGGCAACGTATACCGCTGGCGATCAAATAAATCGGGCGCTTCGCCTGCTGGGTATTCTGGCCGAAGCCGAGACACCTTCTGCGGCTATGTCGCAAGACGCCTTGATGGCGATGCAACAAATGATTGAGTCGTGGAACACTGAGCGTTTATCAGTGTTTTGCACAGAAGACCAAGTCTTTACATGGCCTGCAAGTCTTATCAGTCGCACCCTTGGCCCAACGGGTGACTTTGTCGGCAACCGTCCCATACTGATAGATGACGCGACGTATTTCAAAGCGCCTAGTGGCGTGTCGTATGGCATCAAAATGATCAATCAACAGCAGTACAACGGTATTGCTGTTAAGACTGTAACGTCCACGTTCCCGCAAGTCATGTGGGTCAACATGACGTTTCCTAATATTGAGATATATCTCTATCCAAGACCTACACAAAATTTGGAGTTTCACTTTGTGTCGGTGCAAGAACTTACGCAACCAGTCACACTAGCCACGGCTTTGCACTTCCCGCCTGGCTATCTGCGGGCGTTTACATACAACTTGGCCATGGAGTTTGCCCCTGAGTTTGGCGTTGAGCCAAGCCCACAGGTTCAGCGAATTGCCATGACTTCTAAGCGCAATCTGAAGCGCATCAACAACCCAGATGATGTGATGGCTTTGCCTTACGCATTGGTGGCTAACCGCCAACGTTTCAACATCTATGCCGGTAACTATTGATGAAAACGCCAATCCTTGGCTCAAGCTACGTTGCCCGCAGCATCAATGCTGCCGACAACCGCATGATCAATTTGTTTCCAGAGGTTATTCCTGAAGGTGGCAAAGAACCTGGCTTTTTGAACCGTGCACCAGGATTAGAATTACTTCAGACCATTGGCTCTGGCCCCATCCGCGCATTGTGGGCGCACCAGACCAACGGCGCTGACTTCTATGTCGTATCTGGCACAGAGGTCTACAAAATGACCAGCACGTCGGCCACGCCAGTCAAGTTGGGTAACATCATTGACGGTGGCCCTGTGTCTATTGCTGACAACGGCACGCAACTGTTTTTTGCCTGCAACGGCCCAAGCTACATTTACAACGAAGCCACAAACGAGTTTAAACAAATCACAGACCCCGATTTCCCAGGCGCTGTGACCGTGGGTTATTTAGATGGGTACTTTGTTTTTAACGAACCCAATAGCCAGCGCGTATGGGTCACGCAATTGCTTGATGGCTCATCCATAGACCCACTTGATTTTGCAAGCGCTGAAGGCTCACCAGACGGCTTGGTAGCGGTCAATGTGGATCACCGCGAGGCTTGGTTGTTTGGCACTGACTCGGTTGAAGTTTGGTACGACGTTGGCGGCACAGACTTCCCACTCCAACGCATCCAAGGCGCGTTTAACGAAATTGGCTGTGTGGCTGCATTCTCTATTGCCAAACTAGACAACAGCTTGTTTTGGCTTGGCACTGACGCCCGTGGCCAAGGTATTGTTTACAAGGCCAACGGCTACACAGGACAAAGAGTTTCTACTCATGCCATTGAGTACGCTATCGCACAGTACGGCAACATCTCTGACGCTCTGGCATACACATACCAGCAAGAAGGCCACGGCTTTTATGTCCTGACATTTCCCAGCGCCAACGCGACTTGGGTCTATGACGCGGCTACGCAAGCATGGCATGAGCGCGCAGGGCTGGTCAATGGCGCGTTTACCCGTCACCGTTCTAACTGTCAGTGCAACTTTGGTGGTGAGACAATTGTTGGCGACTTTGAAAATGGCAACATTTACAAATACAGCCTTGAAATCTACTCAGACAACAACGCGCCTCAGAAGTGGTTGCGTTCATGGCGTGCTATTCCTACTGGCCAAAACACGCTCAAGCGCACTGCCCAGCATAGCCTGCAACTAGACGCTGAGTCTGGTGTGGGTCTGAACGGTTTTACAACTGAGCAAGTGTTCCTTTTGGTTACGCAAGCTGGCGACAATCTGATCACTGAAAACGGCGATTACATTGCCAGCGACATTACGTCCTCTGTAATTGCCGATCCCCAAGTTATGCTGCGCTGGTCAGACGACGGCGGCCACAACTGGTCAAACGAACACTGGACGTCCATGGGCGGCATTGGCCGGTTTGGCCAGCGGATCATGTGGCGTCGCCTTGGCATGACCACACGCATCCGCGACAGGGTCTATGAGGTGTCAGGCACTGACCCCGTCAAGATCGCCATCATGGGTGCAGAACTTCACGCAAGCCCGACAAATGCCTAGTAACATTACCCAGATTCCTGCCCCTCGCGTGCCGTTCATGGACGAACGCACGGGCACGATCTCGCGTGAATGGTTCCGGTTTCTTAACAACATCTACACCATCTGCGGCGACGGCACGGGCATTATTGGCCCAATTAACGGCGGCACAGGTGTAGATGGCGTGCCCACCAACGGTCAGTTGCTGATTGGCGACACTGGCACATACAAGTTAAACACGCTGACGCAAGGCACTGGCATTAACGTGACCAACGGCGCTGGCTCCATCACCGTGGGCCTGACAAACACGGGCGTAACCGCAGGCACGTATGGCACAGCGTCTAACGTCCCGACCTATGCCGTCAACGCCCAAGGCCGCCTGACCAGTTCGGTTAACACGCCAATTGCCATTGACGCAGCGCAGATCACCACGGGCACGATCAACACCGCCCGTATATCTGGGTCATATACCGGCATCACGGGCGTGGGCACGCTGACAGTTGGCGTGTGGAACGCCACAGCCATAGCAGTGGCAAATGGCGGTACGGGTGCGACAACTGCGCCAGACGCTAGGACAAACCTTGGCCTTGGCACAATGGCCACCCAAAACACTGGCGCTTCGGGTACATTTACCTCTGCCGATTCAAAGACTATTACCGTGGTAAACGGTATCATTACGAGCATTGTTTAAGGAACGAAAATGACCGTCGACATTTCCCTATTTGCAGGCGCTGGCGCACAATTCTTTGACGACAACGGCGTGCCATTGGCAGGCGGTTTAATCTACACCTACGCCGCTGGCACAACGACTGCGGCCCCCACCTACACATCCGCCACTGGCTTAACTGCCAACAGCAACCCTATTGTTTTAAACGCAGCCGGACGTGTAGAAGAAGAAGTCTGGCTTGAAGCAGGTGATTTGTACAAGTTCATCTTGGAAGACGCAAACGAGGTGCAGATTGGCTCATGGGACAATATTCCTGGCATCAGCAACGCCAATACATTGGCAGCGCAATTAGCCAACCAATCTGACATTACGCTTGGCGACGCGCTTATTGGGTTTAAACAGACCTACTCTTTAGGCATCATGCCTGGCGCGGTTGGCAAGACCTTAAACAACAAGATGCAAGACTTGGTGTCAGTCAAAGACTTTGGCGCTAAGGGCGACGGCACAACAGACGACACGTCTGCCATCCAAGCGGCCATCAATCTAGCGTGCACTTATGGCGGCAACGTTTATCTGCCCGCAGGCACATACAAGATTTCCGCTGCGCTAGTGTTTACCATGAACAGCGTCACAGTAGATCCGATTAAGCGCCCCTCCATGTCTGGTGACGGTATGGGTGCCACAACTATTTACCAAACAGCCAACGCTAACGGTATTGAAATTATTGGATACGATCCGCAACCTGCTGGTTACGGTTTGTTTCAAGACTTTACGTTGTACGGCTACCAAAAGAACAAGCTGGGTATTGCGTTAAAAGATATTGCGTTTATCACGATCAACAACGTCTACCTTGCAGGCTGGTCAACTGGCCTGTATGGCGCAAACGTCTTGTCGTCCACGTTCAATGATTTGGTTATTCGCTTTAACGACGGCGGTTTCTACTTTGAGCCTAACGCCGCGTTTGGTTTTGTGTCTGAGCCTAACGCCATCACCATGTCCAACTGTACCGTTGGCAACAACGACTCGTATGGCGGCAAGGTCATTGGTGCAGGCGCATTTAACTACATTGGTGGCTCTATTGAAGCCAACGGTTTTGGCACTGACTTGTCTAGCGCCAAGTGGGGCTTGGCTATTGTTGATGCAGGCGGCAAACTTGCACAGCAGTCAGCTTGCGCTTTTAACATTACCGGTGTGTACTTTGAAGGCAACGGCGGTCAAGCGCAATTTCAAGTGCAACAGACGGTATCCCGCCCTGGCATCAATGGCGTATTAAATGGCTGTAGTTTTACGGTTGTTGGCACTAGCTATCCTCAGCAACAAATTTATTTGGCGGCTTCACTGTCCAGCTACGCATTCCCGATCACAATGGAAGCAGTTGGCTTTGCTGGCTTGTCAGGTTACACACCAAGCGGCACGCGCCCCACAATCAACAACGTGGCAGGCGACTTCAAGTTGGCCATGGTGGGCTGCACTTATTACAGCGCCGTTGACCAATATAAACAAGGCGCGCCTAACCGCTTTGAAGGTATTGTTGAGGCGTCTGTTTACGCTGATCTGTCTGGCACACCTATTGGTGGTGGCGGTGGTGGTGGCACTTTGCAGTCTGTCCTGACTGCTGGCAACACCTCAACGCTTAACGGTATCTTTGGTGGCAATGGTACAACAACAGGTATTGTCATTGGAACTAATACTTACGGTGGCGTACCCTTTGCGGGCATTGGCTCTTATGCATCACGTTTGTACTTGGCCAACACTGCGGCTTTGGCAACCACTTACGCCGTTGACTTCAATGGCGCTAATTTTCAGCCTGCCGTAGACTCAAGCGCGGCTACTGCACTGACGCTTGGCGGTTCGGCTAACAACTGGAACGGCTTCTACCTAAAGAATGCCTTTACTTGGAACGCTTATGCGATCCCTGCGCCTACTGGCTCAACCACCACTTTCCTGCGCAACGACGGCACATGGGCTACGCCATCTGGCTCTGGCTCTGGTACGGTCACAAGCATCACAGCAGGCACTGGCTTAAACGGTGGCACGATCACCACGTCTGGCACAATTAGTTTGAACAACACCACGGTGACTGCGGGTGTGTACACGTCAGCCAACATCACTGTGGACGCTCAAGGCCGTATTACTGCGGCTGCCAACGGTTCTGGTGGAGTAACACCAACCTTGGCACAAGTCACTGCGGCTGGCAACATCACCACGCTCAACGGCGTGTTTGGCCAGACTGCGGCGGGTAACGGTATTGGTGTGGGCGGTGCGGCTCCTGGCGGCCCAATGGGTGTGGCCACATACGACGGCACAATGTTCTTAACCAACAACGGTACAGCAGCCACACCCCGCGCCATTGACTTTAACTTAAACAACTTCCAACCTAGCGCAGACAGTAGCGCTGCAAATGCTTTGGTGTTGGGCGGTGCTACAAAGCGCTGGAATGGTTTCTTTTTAAGCAATACGTTCACATGGAATGGCTACGGCATTGTTCAGCCAACTGGCGACACAACCAAGTTCTTGCGCAATGACGGTTCATGGGAAGTTCCCCCAGCCGCAGGTGGTGGCGTATCATCTTTTAACACCCGCACTGGCGCGATTACCCTACTTAACACAGATGTAACTAGCGCATTGGGCTACACGCCAGTTAACCCTGGTGTGGCTAACACGTTTACTGCAAACCAAACAATCAACAACCTGACCGTTGGTTTGGTGACTGGCAGTAGCTACCCGGGCATCTTGTCAACAACTGCTGTTGGCGTTATGGGTAACTCAACCAGCTATGTGGCCGTGTTTACGGGCGGCGGCTTTACTTCGCTGATTCCTGCGGCTGACGACACCATCAACTTGGGCGCGTCTGGCTTTACTTGGAAAACCATCTATCTGAAAAACCAGTTTATCTGGAACGGTTACTCCATCACCGCGCCAACTGGCAACACTTCATTGTTCTTGCGCAATGACGGCACTTGGGTAGCACCTACTTCGGCAGGCGTGTCGTCTTTTAATACTCGCACAGGCGCAGTTACGTTGACCAGTGGCGACGTCACAGGTGCGTTAGGGTTTACCCCAATATCGTCTGGCGGTGCATTGGGCACGCCCTCTAGCGGTAACTTGGCTAACTGTACCTTTCCAACACTAAACCAGAACACCACTGGCAACGCCGCAACGGCAACTTTTGCCACGTCTGCTGGTTCTGCGTCAACTGCCACAAGCGCAGCAACTGCAACAAGCGCCTCAACTGCGGCTAACTTGTCTGGCGCAACTTTGTCAACCAGTAGCTTTACATTGGTGTCATCAAACAACATTATTGCTTTGCAAAGCAGCGCCGGCAACGGCGTATTTGTAAACGGTTCTGGCGCGTCGTTTAGCGCAAGTTCTGACAACGCCATGTCCTTGGGCACTTCTGGTTTCCGCTGGACGACTGTGTATGCCACAACCGGCACGATCAACACGTCTGACGCAACCCAGAAAGAACAAGTTGCTGACCTGACCGCCGCTGAGTTGGCCGTGGCCAGACGCATCAAAGGCTTGTTTAAGACCTTTAAGTTTAAAGACGCCGTGGCGGCTAAGGGCGCAGGCGCACGCAAACACATTGGCGTGATGGCGCAAGACGTGCAGGCGGCCTTTGCGGCTGAAGGCTTGAACGCCAACGACTACGGCGTGTTCTGCTCGGATACTGTGGACGACGTGACCACTCTTGGTGTACGCTACGAAGAATTGTTAGCCTTTGTGATTGCGGCTTTATGATCAACCACCATTTCAGTGCAGGCGTCTACACCAAAGAGACGCTGATACCAGCCGGCCATGTGCTTGTCCAGCATAAGCACAAGTTCAGCCATTTGTCGATTTTGGCCAGTGGCTCGATTGAGTTAATGGTTGACGGTGAGCGCAAGATTATTCACGCTCCAGCCTGTTTAACTATTGAAGCCGACAAGCATCATGGCGTAAAATCGCTCACAGATGTTGTGTGGTATTGCATTCATGCAACAGAATGCACTGATTTGGATGAAGTTGACGAAGTTTTAATTGTGCCAAGCGATCAAGCCCAAGCGCAAGAACTGGCCAAGTGCCTACAGGAGAACTAATATGCCATGGATGGCCCTAGCAATTGGTGGAAGCGCCATACTCGGTGCAAGCGCATCTAAAAAAGCCGCTTCTACACAAGCCGCCGCAACAGATCGTGCAGGCGAAATCCAACGTGAAATGTTTGAGGAGCAAAACAGGCTTCAAGAACCATTTCGACAAGGTGGCATGGCCGCGCAAAACAAACTACTGACATACTTTGGTTTGCCAGGCGGTACAGAAGGCACTGATTACGGTAAGTACGCTAGAGACTTTGGCATGGCTGACTTCACCACAGACCCTGGTTACGGTTTTAGATTGTCCGAAGGTCAGAAGGCACTTGACCGACAAGCAGCCGCCCGTGGTGGTTTGATCAGCGGTGGGGCTTTAAAAGCCGCGCAACGCTACGGTCAAGAAATGGGTTCGCAAGAGTTTACAAATGCTTTCAATCGTTACCAGACTAACCGCGCTAACCAGTTGCAACCGTTACAAAGTTTGATGGGTGCTGGCCAGACTGCGGCTAATACCATGGGCAATGTCGCAGCCAACTACGGCACTAACGCAGGCAACTTGCTAACTAGCGGAGGCGCAGCACGCGCATCTGGTTACGTTGGCGGCGCTAACGCTTTGACAAGTGGTTTGGGCCAATACATGAATTACACGCAAAATCAAAATTTGATAAACCGTTTTGCGCCTCAACCAACCGCCGCTCCGTATAGCCCGCTGTATCAGAGTCAGATACCTGGTTCGGGAGTTTAATTATGGCCATTGATCCAAACATTGCTCTAGGTGTACGCGGTATTGAACTGCAAAACCCCCTTAATGCGCTTGCGCAGTTTTCGCAAATTCAAAACGCGCAAAATCAAAACGCTATGGCGCAACTTCAAATGCGCGAAGCCGAAGCGGCTGCGCAAGAAAAAAATATGTTGCGTAGGCTAGACCCTACTGCGACGGATTACGAAAGCCAATTGTTTAAAGTTAACCCCCAGTTAGGTATTGCATTTCGCAAAGAAGCGGCAACTACTGCTGCGCAAAAAGCCGCTGAATCTAAATCTTTAACTGAGGCGGCGGGGTCAAAACAAAAATTATTAAACCAAGCCTTGCGTGATATTAGTGGCCGCCCATCGGACGCTAACATTATTGCGCATACAGAAGACATTCAGTCATCGCCGCTATTTTCAACGGAAGAAAAAGCAAAGGCTTTGGCTACGCAACAAAGATTGTTGGCAATTCCTTTTGCGGAACGCCAGATGTATTTAGCGCAACAAGGCGCTAGTGCAAGCGAATTAAAACCCTCAACGCAAACAGTCAACCGTAGCGGTGGTACAGATATTGTGCAAGTGCCTGCATTTAGCGGCGCGCCTACTACAATTGGATCATACGCAGATTTGCCTTTGCCTGCTAACGTGCAAGCGCAAAAAATAGCGATTGCACAGCAGAGCCGGCCACCGGCCCAACCTCGCGCCGAACAGCCGCCAGTTGCGGTTATTGACCCAACAACAGGTCAATCTATATTTGTCAGCCGTGAAGAGGCGCTGCGCAACAGAATGCAACCTGCGGCTGGCGCGCCTACTTTGAAACCTTTGACAGAAGGACAAACAATTAAATTGCGTGCTGATGTCAGTAAAGACTACAAAGCCGCATCAACTGCATTGTCGCAAATAGATGATTTATTAGCTTCTGCTGATGCGGTAAAAACATCACCAGGGCTATCCGCAGCCACAGGCTTCACAGGTAAATTTTTACCTTCGTTCCCTGAAGGCGGCGCAGCGCAGGCAGAAACACGTTTGGCTAACTTACGCGGTAAAGTAACCGCGCTAGGCAAAGCGACAGCGGCCATGTCAGGCGCTATTGGATCTATTGCCAATCAAGAATGGAAAATCTTGGCTGATCAAATTGCAGTGCTAGATGAGGTCAAAGGTAAAGGACCGTTGCTTGAGCAAATTGCATTGTTAGAAGAGCAAGCCAAAGGCGCCGCCGCACGTATCCGCGATACGTATGAGAAGTCACGCGCCGAAGATTTTGAGCGCTTCCCTCAGTTCCGCGATTTACCCGCGCCAAAAGCACCCGGTGGCAACGCCCCTGCCGCAGGCACTGGTGGATTTAAATATCTTGGAAAAGAGGGCGGATAATGGCTACCAAATACCGTGTTCAAGGCCCTGATGGTACGGTTCATGTCTTTGAAGGGCCTGATGACGCAACGCCTACGCAAATAGAAGCATTTGCAGCCCAAACTTTTGGCGCCGCACCTAAGCCTGCTGCGGCCCCCGCACCACGCGGTAAAGCTGGTATGTTTGACGTACTGTCTGCACCGTTTGAGATGGGCGCCTCTCTTGCGGCCAAGCCGCGTAAAGAACAAGTAGAGTTTGTTGCGCCTGCTGTTGAGGCGTTAGGCAGTGCTGGCGGTGCAATTGTAGGGACTGGCGCAGGGCCATTAGGAACTCTAGCTGGCGCAGGTGCTGGTTATGCTGGTGCTAAAGAGTTATTGCGTTTGGCCGCTGGCGAAAGCGGCGGGGAAACAATGCCACAAGCGGCTACGCGGCAAGCGCGAAATGTGCTTGAAGGCGCAACAATGGAAGCCTTTGGACGCGGCGTTGTAAGCCCTGTCATTACCAAAGGCGCTGAGTACGCAAACAAACTTAAAAACATTAAACTTGACCAATACATTAAAGCTGTTGGCGACAAGGGTGAAGAAATTGTTAACGCATTGCGTGGCCGCACACAAATTGTTCCAGGCACATCTCCAACAGCCGGCGAAGTCGCCGCGCCTGTGGGTAGTGTAGGGCTATCGGTATTGCAGTCCCGCGCCCGTCAAGTGCCAGGCACAGCGGATATTTACGCAGGCAAAGAAGCGCAGAACATTGCCGCCCGGCAAGCGCAAGAAGCGCGCGCAACCGCTAAATTTGACGCGTCTAAACAACGCATCCAAGCAAAAATTGATCGCGGATTAGTTAACGTGACGCCTGGCGAAGTTGGCGGCGCGCTGATCGACGCGGCCAAGGCTGAACAAAATGCAGTGAAAACAAAAGTAGTGAAGCCCGCCTACGATGCGGCGTTTGAGGCCGCTGGCGATGTAAAGATTGACGTATCAAAAGTTGTAAACGAAGCCGAACGTATTCTTGATCGCAAGCTGTCAAGTTTTGCCACTGAAACTGCGCCGGATACGGTGCGCAAACTGCGCGGGTTTGTGCCTTCTGTACCTGAAGCGGAAGCAGTGTCTATTGGCAAAGCAGGGTTTAAAGCAGCTAAAGCGCCTACGCCGCCCCCAGCAACGCCTGAAGCAACTTTGTTGCAGCTTGATGATGTTCGCAAAGCCATCAATGCAGACATTGCGGCGGCGTCATCTAGCAACGCGCCTATGGCGGCCACAACCCTGCGCAATCTAAAGCAGTTACATGCCGCAATTGACGACGCGGTTAAGTCAAGCACTACTTTACCTGACGAAGCTAAAACGCTGTACAAAGGCGCGCTAGATACCTACCGCACACAATACGCGCCGCGCTTTAAAGAAGGCATCAACGCCAACTTGTTTAAGCAAACAAATTTGCAAGAAACCAAAATCAAACCAGAAGACGTCGTTAGCAAATACTTTCAACCCAAAGGTGAAAGCGAAGCCAAAGACTTCTTGCGTTTGTTTGACAAAAACCCAGATGCAATGAAAATTGCCCGCACGGGTATTGAAGACCTATACCGCCGCGAAGTAACAGATGCGGCTGGCCGCGTAACACCTGAGTCGCACGCCGCGTTTATGAAAAAATACGCGGAGCCGCTTAAAATTCTTGATGGCGCTGGGATGAACATTACGCAACGCGTTGGTGTTGTCGCCAAAGACGCCGCGCGCTTGGCAAAAATTGATGAACTTGCAAAAGCCAGTGGTAACAAATTAGGACCCGCTTTGCCAGCCGGCGTTAACGCGCTTGCAGTTGAGCAACGAATTGGTGAGTTGACCAGAAGTTTTACGCCTGAACAACTTAGCCATGTAAATGCTGTGCGGCAAGATTTATTGCGCGAAGGTGAATATCAGCGCTTGGTAAAAGCAGGTGCCGACGCTGGGGCTAATATTAAAAATTTAGCCACCAAAACTGGCCAAGAAGCTGGCTTGCCATTACCAAACTTTTTGTCAGTACCAATCACTGTTTTTAACAATGTTGTTAAGCGCCTTGCATTGCGCATGGACGACAAGATTGCGCTAGAAATTGCGCGAGAATTAACTAGCCCCGCTTTAGCCGCTGATCAAATTGAGGCCGCTATCAAACTGCAAGCGGCTCGTCGTGCGGCCACGCCTGGCGCTGGCACTGCCGCAGGGCTGGCTGGCACGCGGGCGCTTGGCGCTGAAATGTCACGCCGCGCTGAACCTGAAAATCAAAACGCATTGGCCCGGTAATGGATACGCAAGTTCTATTTAACATCGCGGTCAGTCTGGCGGGGTTCTTAGGTGGTTGGGTGCTGAATAACATTTACAGATCACTTGAGCGCCTTGACACCGACGTGCGGGCTATGCCTTTGAACTACGTTAGCCGCGACGACTACCGCGCTGACATGCGTGACGTTAAAGAAATGCTTGGCAAGATATTTGACAAACTGGACAATAAAGTAGACAAATGAATGCGCTGGCTCATACTCTTACTGCTGTTGGGGCTGGTGGGAGCCGTAGCCAAGGACACGTGCCACGTGCGGGAGTTCTATTCTATTGCTTGGGGTGTGCATGACCCAACAGAGAGACACAGACAGATGGCTGAGTGGCTTACAAAACATCAGCAGTTGTGCAAAAGTTCCGACTTTTTGGTTATCTGGAATAACATCAGCGAATGGGGTGGGACTTCTGATTCACACAGCCTAAGGGCTTTGGTTATACATGGATACAAGAATGCACTTGAACGGGACAAGAAATGATTCCGCCTTTGTACAAATGGTATCCAATGGTGCAACCAGAAGGTTATCCAACCAAGACAGATGCGCTTGAACGCAGGGCTGAAAAGCTGACTGAAGACTACAAGCAGGCGCTCAAAATGAAAAAAGTAGATGAAAAAATTGACGATCTTGAGTTTGAGTTGTATGTAAAGAAAGCGCAGCGCAACCAACTTAACCTAGAAATTTTTACAAACCGTAAACTGGATATTTATGTATGACCAAGAAGCCAATACCCAGACTAGTCAGGAAACCCCAATTGGAAACAAAAGAAAAACTGACTCTGTGGGTCACGCTGATGGTCAGCTTTACCCTATGCATCTCCGTGTTGGCCATGGTGGTCAGCTTTATGCTGGGCTTGTGGGCCAAAGAAGTAGACAACGCAGAGATATTCAAAATGATTTCACCCGCTTTTTCTACTCTTATAGGCGG